TCTTGCTCTGGGAACCAATTTTTAAAATGGAGAATGACATGAAACGAGGTAAACTCTAGTGTCATCCTAGACCCCCGTATGGTCCTGGATGGCACGTAAAAGAAAATATTTACGATCCATCCACGCTAAACTTTAGTGGCGAAGTACCCGGCTCTTAACCGGACTAACTGAGTTCGATTCTCAGAGCGTGGACCATATGGGGGTATAATTCAAAGGCTAGAATAGTCGGCTTTTAACCGATCTATCAGGGTTCGAGTCCCTGTGCCCCTACCATAAGAATAACAATTGAGTGTTAGCAAGTGAAGTCACGCTATTCAGTATTCTTCGAAGGTACTGTATAGTAGAAGGTTAATGGGTTCAACTCCCAACTACTCGGAAGGGTAGTGTCCGTAAAGGGGACTGTACTGGATGAATCTCAAGTAACGTACCGACTACTGTCCGGACTTGTTAAATCAGTTAAATGGTTCCAATAATGTGGTGGAACTACTTAGTTGTTATCCTTATGGTAACGTAGCATAATGGTTGTGCACCGCCTTCATACGGCGCCCGGTGTGAGTTCGAATCTCACCGTTACCACCATAATAAAAAATAAGTATTGTATGTTTAATACAGATGCTTTTACAAGTGGACAAATCGACAGCAAGTTATGGGTGTGTCGTGAGCTTGAACAATTAGGATGGACTAGTGAACTGACACACGTATATGGCGGTTGGTACGGAGTGCTAGCTTTCTTGTTATTAAGCCGTGAACAATTTAAAGTAGCAAAAATAGAAAGCTACGATATGGACCCAACATGCGAATCTATCGCCGATATGATCAATGAAAATTGGGTTTCAAAGAATTGGCAGTTCAAAGCGTACACTGTAGATTGTAATCAAACTATTGCGGGTGCGCCAGACCTTGTTATTAACACTAGTACTGAGCATTTTGAAAGTCTAGCATGGTTTGATGCCATTGCGCCCGGTACACGAGTTGTACTACAAGGTAATAACATGCCACATGATGATCATATAGTGTATTCAAAAAGTTTGACAGAGTTTAAAGAACTGTATAATATTACAGATGTAGTATACGAAGGCAGTTTAGAATTTAAATATCCCACATGGTCATTTACAAGATACATGATCATTGGAACAAAATAAAATATTGGTAAAGAACATAAGGTGTTCGGAAGTTTCGAAAGAAGGGTTATAAAAGGTCGGAAGCCGTTATTAGCCGGAGGTTATAAATCTCACTTCAGCCGGGTGGTGGATCAGGACATACAGTCTGGGCGATCCTCGAACGCAAGTGGCACTCCACGTTTGCTAGACAAGTAGAGCAGTACTGTATGTACTGGGTAGCCAAGTTTCACTTGATTGTGGACCAAAACTCTCAATGTTCTTTTCCAATATTTTATATGCGGGTGTAGCTCAGCTGGTAGAGCGCCACGTTGCCAACGTGATTGTCGTCGGTTCGACTCCGATCACCCGCTCCAGTTTAGGATAGCAACAGCAAACATTAAAAATCTTTTCTTGAAAAAAAGCCAAAAAATGCTATCCTGTTTTATTGTTGGCGCATTGTGTAATGGTAGCACAACAGACTTTGACTCTGTTAGTTTAGGTTCGATCCCTAATGCGCCTGCCAAATTTATCGCTGTCGTATAATGGAGTATACCCTACGCTACGAACGTAGAAATGGAGGTTCGATTCCTTCCGGCGGTACCAATCTATGGTGTTAGTAGTGTAGTGGTAACATAGCTGTCTGTGAAACAGTTGACGAGGGTTCGATTCCCCCTTTCACCCCAAATTTTAAGGAGAATATTATGCCGTGGATTGAAAATGTAGCAGCCGCTGATATCCCAACAGGGTTCCATCACGATGCTGGCCCAAACAGTATGTTGATCAGCATTGTGGATCCAGCCGGCTGGCGACCTGAAGCCAAGCATCAGTTCAAAGAGCGTCACAACTTTGAGTTCTTGGACATCGAAGAAAAAGACTTTGCCCTAGAGGAAGCCATGCGTTGTAGTCATGAGCAGGCCGCTGAGCTCGTTCGTTTGCTACAACACGCATTGGAAAATCGCATGAATGTGGTTGTTCATTGCTATGCTGGCATTTGTCGTTCGGGCGCAGTTTGTGAGTTAGGAGTCATGATGGGCTTCAGTGATACTGAGCGGTTTCGTAGTCCAAATCTTTTAGTTAAGCATCGTATGATGAAACATTTGGGTTGGACTTACGATGCTGATGAAAAGCCCAATATTGACGACTGGCGCACTTTTAGATCAGTTGATTGACAGCCTTGCCTGTTTAGTGTATAATACTTGTATACTAACAAGCAAGGATATACTATGGCAGGCAAAGCAAAATCTGTTTACTTAACGATTCACCCGAAAGGCACATTTAAAACAGTGTTCCACAAGGTGTTCTTCGAAGCTAAATCTTATAATGACTATGTTAAAACAGATGAGTTCAAAGCTAAATGGCCCGCCGCAGAGTTTGACATTGTCAAGGAGACTTACTAATGAAGATTAAATTTAGTAAAGAAACAATGCCCGACGAATTGTACAATGCGCTGTTACAACATTTTGTAAACGAAGCAGTTGGACTAGGTGTTGAAGTAAACAAGTTTACACAATTTAACAAATGGATCGTTGAGTGCGAAGTTGACTCAAAGGAGCCTGTACATTAAGGAGAACGTAATGACCGTAACAGTAGCTAAGATGAAAGATAAAATCGTAGAGATCGTCCGAGTTGCTGAAACAGTCATGTTCTCAGAGGACAAGGGATGGATTTTTATCTGTATTGACTTTGAAAAGCCTGTACGCAAGCAGGCTCAATTCAAATGGGTAAAAGCCAGAGAAACACAATTCGAGTGGGTACGTGAGTTCCACTTTTAAAAGGAGAAGTTTATGAAGACGTATGTCACAAGTGACTTACACTTCGGGCATACTAACATCATGAAATTCTGCCCGGTGACAAGAGCACGATTTAAAAATGATGTAGACTACATGACAGAAGCAATGATCATCGAATGGAACGAGATTGTTGAGCCTGGCGATTTAGTCTACATCTTAGGCGATGTAGCATTTTGTAATGCGCAGAAGGCAACACAAATTATGCGTCGTTTAAATGGTACTAAGATTTTAATTGAAGGCAACCACGATAAGAAAGCATTGAACGATCCTAGCTTTCGTAGTTGTTTTTCCGAAGTACACAAGTACTTGGATATCAATTACAACGGCACTAAGGTAGTAATGTTACACTATCCAATTGCTGAATGGGATCAAATGCATAGGGGCAGTGTTCACTTTCATGGACACTTACACGGCAATACCAGTAGTTTAGAAAAGTATCGTGCGTTGGATGTAGGCATTGACGCAACTGGTTGGATTGTGTTAGAAATGGAAGATGCTATTCGAAGAGCCTTGCGGGGAGAAATTAAGAGTCATCATGACAAGGTAGGCGACTTATGAAAGATGAAAGCCATTTGCCTGTAGCGGAACAAAGCCTAGTATTCCGTTTGCGTAAGCGGGCAGAGATCCGTAGACAGATCGGTTCCCGTAAAAGTGTACAAGAAGGTGCTGCCGATCGTATAGCAGACTTATTAGATGAAGCAGCCAACGAGATTGAGAGATTATCTAATGCCTAAGTGTTATCAATTAATTGGAGTTCCAGGTGCAGGTAAAAGTACTTGGTATAAAAATCAGGACTGGCTAGGTGAGGACAAAAAAGATCACAAGTATGTTAGTACTGATCAGCATGTTGAAGGATATGCGAAGGATCAAGGTAAAACATACAGCGAAGTCTTTGAAGAATACATGCCCACTGCTGTCAAGCAGATGATGGTGAATGTTAATATGGCGGCCGCATTCCAGTTAGATATTGTTTGGGATCAGACCAGTACTACGGTAATGAGTCGTGCTCGAAAGTTTAATGCGTTACCCGAGTACGAGCATATTGCTGTTGTATTCCGTACACCAAATCGAGACGAGTTAGATGTAAGATTAAGTGCCCGGCCGGGCAAGAACATTCCAAAGAATGTCATTGACGGTATGATCGCAGGATGGGAAGAGCCAACTCTAGAAGAAGGCTTTAAAGAGATTTGGTACGTATAAGAACAGACCCCCGCTTTACAAGTTGTGCGGCGAACAACTTGTACTAATTTTGCTACTTTAGCTGATGTGGTCATAGCGCCGGTTTGAAGCACCGGTGAACCAGGTTCGATCCCTGGAGGTAGCACCAAACAATGCCCCAGTAGACAAATTGGCAAAGTCGTCTCTCTCAAAAGGAGAAATTTAAATGCGGGTTCAAATCCCGCCTGGGGTACCAATGCCACTATAAATAGAAGATGAAAGAAGTTGATACACTCCTACCATTTTGTTATCCGTTAAGTGATAGAGTAGATATGTTACTATTACTCGATAGTGTTAACACGCTATTAAATCGGTTAGGATTAACATTAGACGATATAAATGAAAGATGCAAAACAAAGTTTGGATTTGCCATAAATTTAACGCATCTTCCCGAGTTAGTTGGAGATGATCGTTGGAACAAATATACTGGAAAACATGCGTCGGTCATTGAACAAGATGTTAATGAATCAGACTTTACAGAACATCTATCTGAGAGCCAAGATTTGTACATAGGAAAACTTGTTCATAAAATATACAATCAACATACTAAAAAGTTTCAAGGTAGGGCACAGCTAATATGGTTGGGATCAAATCAAAATTATAACTTTCACAAAGATTTTCACACACCAAATCGGTATCATATTCCGTTAATAACTAATACTCAATGTTTTTGGTTATTAAAAAGACACCCCGAGATTGTTAAACTACACATGCCAGCAGATGGTCGTATATGGTACTTAGATCCTAGCCGCATAGAACATACGTTTTGTAATCAATCAGATACTGCAAGGCTACACTTGTTATTAACTAGCGGTTTTTAATATGCTCTTGTAGTACAATGGCAGTACACTAACTTGGTACGTTAGTAATTAAGGTTCGATTCCTTACTCGAGCACCATACCGCAATAGTCTAAGGGATAGGCAACACTCTTCTAAAGTGTCCAATGTTGGTTCGAATCCAACTTGCGGTGCCATAAATACAGGATGACTACATTCTTCCATCGAACTTCTTTTGACTTTTCTCAACAAGCAAAAGACTGGATATTAGATCGATATGCTAGTCGATTTGATAGATATTTTAATCATAATTTAGATAGTACTCAAGGTACAGTTCAAATACAGCAAGAATGGCACCGCAGTAATGCTGGCCAAGAGCTGATTGATTTCCTAGCACAGTATAATTGTAGTACATCATATTTTGGTATATCAGCCCACATAAGTAACCAAGCAACTAGTGCCATGTGTAACCCACACATTGATTTTATTACAAGCAAAGAAGGTGTTCGAAATAATGTGTTAAGTAGATTTAATGTCCTAATACTTGGGAATCCGTTAGACACAATGCACTGGTGGCCAGATATAACTGATAGTCATCCGGCACTAAGTGATATATCTAGAAAGAATAATCAAACAGGATTTGAATACAAAACAAAGGTAGTCCCTGGTGATACTATACAAAGTAGAATTGACTTTCTAGGAACTGCTCCGATTGTAGAAGCAAACGTATCTTCGCCGAGCGCATTTGTTAAAACAGATTGTGTTCATAGTATTAATTTGAGTCCAGGCCCAAGACTACTAATTACTGTAGCATTTAATAAGTCAGTAGATGAAATTACGGCCCTTAGCTCAATTGGATAGAGTGCCAG